TTCTGGTTTTTTCTGTTGCTTCATACACATACCCATAGTGTTTGCATCTTCCCGATTTTCCGTTGTTGGGAATATAGTCAGGGCAAAGCCTGTCGCAATTCCCGACCTCTCCACACGTTCCGACTGCCTGACAGAAAAAATATCCGGTTCCTGATTCGCGTTTGGCCTCAAAGACGGTTAATTCTGTGAGGTCGTGTTCTTTCATGTATTCCCTGATCCCGGCAATGTTGGTGCAGGTTTCAGTGTTTTCTGACGGGAAATAATATTTGCTCATAATCTATTCCTCCTTTTTAGGTTCGTTCCAAGTTATGCGAGCAGGAACCCCACCAGCGATTTCGCATCTGTCCTGCGCTCCTTCTTTAGTCGTATAGATTTTGTTTCCTTTCGGCACGAAGCAAACCCACCCCTCCCGCTTCGTGGTGCGGAGGCGAAAGTCACGCATGAACATATACCTCGTATAGCCTCGCAGTGCTTCCATATCGGCAACATCGGTGGAAACAATTATTGAGGTATCGTTCTCAACTTTCAAATCCCAACAAATAACCCTTGCACGGCTCCCGTCATGCTTTTCTATCTCCGCCCCCTGTTTTGCCAATTCAAATTCGGCTTCGGTCATGGTGGAGGGTTGCTCGGCTCTAAACTTATTGATGTACTCCTGATGGTTCGCCTCAGTCCTTTGGGCAGCAAGGCATAGTGCCTCAATCGTTTTTTGTTTTCCGGCTATCACCTCTTTGCGTTCTGCAAGTTGGTTGGTAAGCCTTTCGATGTCCGCCTTCATCTTCTCCCGCTCATCGGCACGGGCTAAGTCCAAAGCCTCCAACATATATGGAGTGATATGGCTTATTCCAAATGGAGCTTCCTCTGATAGCCTTCTGATAATCTCTTCGTTTGTCATAATTGTAATTTATTTGGTTAATAATTCTGGGTTGTCGTGGATATTGCCGATTATAGAAGTAGTCGATGAGAATTCTTCCCTGTCGTTCAACCCACCAAACGATGTGAATAATTCAAATTTTTCATCATATTTTGTAATAAAGCCAAAACTACCGTACGAAAAGGCAATTCTTGCGTAATATTCTTCAATTCCAATAGAATAGTCACGCTCAATATTAATTATATCTCCCTCAAAAATCTTCACCCCATTCTTGTCGAGCAATCCGGTAAACTGCCCTACGGTTTCTGGGATAACATTAAATGACCAGTGCCCAAGATCATCATCAATGACCTGAATACAGAAATCCAGTGTTCTTTGTGATATCTTGAATCCCGTCGTTTTAAACAAATAACCCTTCACCCATTCACCGTTATCAATCCTTTTCCCTCTAAATAAAATCTCTCGCATTGTCGTAATTATTATTTATTTTTCTATTGGAAAATTTAAGTTCGCAAAATCTTTATGGTGTATTATGGCGGACTTATCTCTGGCTTTTGCCGCATCTATTTCTGATTCAAAGTAACCAATATGCTTGTTTTTTCCATTCACCATTATCTGCGCTCGCCATTTACGGTACATTTTATAAAAACTTACGCCAATATATTTTGATGATGAGCCTATCCCACTTCTACTGTTCCGCAAATTTTCAGCACGCGAAGCCACCCTCAAATTAGACCTTTGATTATTTAGGCTGTTGTGGTCTATATGGTCAACTCCAAACCCATTCTCTATGTTTCCGATTATCTCCCTGTGCATATATATGGTTTTTTTCTGTAAGGAGCTTTCATTTCTAGTCGCATACATATTTCTCCCTGTCCTTATTGCGTACCACTTCCATTGACTTAAATATTCAAAATCTTCATCATCGACTAATGTCAAATAACCTTGAGTTAATCTAATTTCTTTCATTTTGCCGCCACCGTTTCAAATAATAGATTCGATCATTTTATCAATAGACGGCTTTAAAAACCGGAAATGTTCCCTTTTCTCCGGGCAAACGTCTGCCTCTGATATTCCAAACCAAAAAACAATAGACAATGGCACATTGGCTTCATGTGCCATTCTTTCCAACACCGATATGTTTGGCGTTTTCTTGTTGTTCTCAATCTGGCTTAGGTATGTTTGCGAAATGCCAATCAATTCGGAGAACTCTGTTTGATTCATATTGCACTCCTCGCGCCTAATTTTTCTTATCGATTTTCCTATGTCCATTTTTACGTTATTAAGTGAGTACAAATATACACTTTATTTCTTACAATACAAAATAAATGATAAAATATTAACCGGCAACTTAATATCCAAAAACCAACATTGACGCATCACGTCCGTGTTCTGACGTCCTGCCCTTCCATCCCGTGAGTTTTGCAAAGCATTCAGCCGATACTTTTGTTGTGTTGCTTTTAGGTGCAACCATCTCAAAGTCTACACCCAAGTCGGTTAAAAAGTCCTCCCATATCCCTGCATCCCTTTTGATGCTTCCGGCTCCCTGTAACTGTTCCCGTCCGGAATTTCCGAACCATTGGCGTTTGCGGGCATCCTCGACACGAACCAGGCAATTGCAACCAACATAACCGGAAACAATCTCCATTGCCTGATGTATTTTCATTGTATCCACTGCCGCAAGATGCTTTTCTTTCACATTCCAAACGGATAACCCCGTGTGAACTCCAGTGTCGATGCCGATCACCACGTCATAAGATTTTCTTTCCCGCATCTTTTCGGCCTTTACCTTGGCGGCTATGTTTTTATCCATGGCATTCAAATAATTCAGGTTCTACGGTAATCCCAAGCAAATAATTCCCCCACTGTTCTGCCATTGCCTCGGCAATACCTTTATAGGTTTTTGACCTTTGCCCCCCCCCTATTCTCTCCTGGAGGAATAAGCATATAATCACGGCTAAATGTTTTCCCGTTTTTACATACATACAAATCAGGCTCAACAATACTTGTAGGAATAAGGCGTGGAAGGGATTTTAACCATAGGCAAGTTGCCTTCCTGGACTTGTGCCCAAATTCAAACGGCTGTATAATCTGACTTGGTTTTCTATAAACAGAACTCATTATGCAGATTGGATTTTCAACGGCTATCTTTCGTACTGGAGCATTGATAAATTTCATAAATAACTCTATCCCATCCTGCTGCCTTCCGTCTTTTCTTTTTTTCTCAAAGTGCCTTGCACCACTTACCGCCAAGTGTGTACACGGAGGGTGCGCTATCATCATATCGTACTTCCCTGAATATGCCTCGGCTACAGCATCTCCTTGTATGTGCCATTCCTGGTGCCCTCCGGAGCACTCCTGAATATCGCAACTAAATGCCTGGAATCCGCGGTTTCTGAAAGCAATGCAAACCGCCTGGCTTTCCTCACACGCAACGAGTATTTTTATTTTGTCTTTATCTGGCATGGCTATCTGGATTAATTATTGCAATCTCATTATGTGTCAGAAACCTTACAATTTTCCGGTTGGCAATCCGTTTTTCGGAATAGAACAAAACCATCCAACTAAACAAAAAATTCAGAAAGTTCACCGTTCGCATAATTGCCACAGACCTTTTGAAATCCTCCGGTGTTAGCAAGGTAGTACCGCAAACCGGGCACTTAACATTAACAAACTTTTTCAGTTCTGAAATTCCCCAACGTGCCGGAGTGCATGAAAAATGACACTTCGGGTTGTCGCAAATAATATCTCCGGGGAGTATATCAATTAATTTTCTCATCTCTCAAAAATTAATGGGTCTGTAATGTGTGGGCTTCGGCTTGCACTCGCAGTCCAGATAGGGGTTAATCCACATTTTCCCGTTCCAAATGGCGTGGCTAAACTTGGGATTGCAACTGTCGTTACGGACTTGCAAAAGTTCGTTCAATGGGATTTCCTCTTTCTTCGGCTCTCTCCAACGTGTTCTAAGTTTCAATAATTCTTCTGGTGTCATGGCTATTTACTTTTTGATTGTTTTGGGTATTCATCACATCCGCTACACGTTTTTTGGCATGGCTTTTTTACTACGCACATAGTTGCTTTGCTGTACGGGCACTGGTTTAATTTTGTTTTCATAACTGTTTACTTTTCATGTGTTTACTAAAATGGTGTATTTTCAAAGTTGTCATTTACCGGCATCTGTTCTAATCCGGGTATGTCTAAATGGGAATTATTATCCCAGTTTATTCCAGTTTGGCAGTCCTCAACCTCAACATATCTCCCGTTGTTTATATTATACCGGAACTGAACCACGCCTCCCTTCGGTTGCCCTAAGTGTTTAAACTTCACCTTTAATATATATAACTCAACCAGTTCGTCTTTTCGGTGGACGCATAACCCATAAAATGCCTTATTGTAGAAGTGTGCCGAGCCAGAAATGTCATATAAATTAGGCACTTCCATATTTCCAGAGGCATCTTTTTGCATCTTTCTTGGGTGCGCAACGAGGTGTATTAAAATATCGTTTCGTTTTGCGAACACATCCAGCACGTCCAATACCCGGCAGATATATGCAGTTTCACTTTCTCCTTTTTGCATACGGTGTTCAAGTTTATTCCACGGATCAATAACCAATTGTTTTATTCCGTATCTTTTTATCAAAGATTTAGCGTGTGCCAATATAGCCTCTACGCTTAAATCTTCATCATCTGGCTCAATAAAGAAAAAATTTTCCCTAACATACGCCAATGTCTGCCCCAATTCATATTCGCCGATGCAGGACTGCGAAAAACGCCGACCGCTTACGCGGGAAACTACCTTTGCAACGTGTAGCTTTGTCGGCCAGTTCTCCGGTGAGAAATAAGCTGTTTTCCAACCATACATAATATTCAGTTGTTCGCATATCTCATCCACCATCTCACTCTTTCCTGCGCTCGGTATTCCAGTCCAGATTGCCAACGCCCCACTAACCCACGTTACGAGTTGGTTTGTCTTTTCGTGCATCAGCGATAAACCCTTTGGCATACCGTTTTTCCAAAGGTCTATGAGTTCATCTATATCTTTATCGATGGAATAAATACCAGATAAGGGGATGTCTTTTGCCTTACTTACCGCCTCAACCAAAGATATTTTTCCATACTTAACCAAGAACTCATTGGCGTCCTTGCAATCTCCAAGGTCGATTATCTTGCAGTTCTCCGCACCAAACCTGCGGATAAGTTCATCTTTCAACGCTATTCCCGGCTCATCGTTGTCGGTGCTAATATAATGCGTTTTAACGCACTCTAATTCATTTATGGCATTGTCTATGTAAACAAGGTTTTGCTTTGAACGTGAGGCTCCATTTGGCACACTAACGGCAAATTTAAACCCTGCTTCATAGTAGGAAAGTTGATCGAACTCTCCCTCGCACCAGATACACGATTCAGAAACGGCATTTAGATTATACGGTATCAATTCAGCACCGGAGAACATTTTGAAGTTCTTTTTAGCATCACGGTACTTTACATTTACCAGTTCTTCTCCACGGAAATAGTTGAAATTGATACACCGTACTTCCTTTTGTTCCTGTGGCATATATTCGATGCTCTCTGTTATCAGCATCTCTTTTACAGTCTGCGCCGATATTCTTCGGCTCTCGAAATACTTTAGCGTTGCATCTGAAAGCACGGTGTTATTCTCGAATTTTCTCGGGCGGACGTATTCTTTCTTTTCGTATTCGACTTTGAACTCCTTAGCCGTTACAAAACTCCTGTCGCAGTTATGACACATACCGGCTCCCTTGCTCATGTCGAAAGAAAACGACTTAGCCCCTTTGTTTTTTCTTGTAGCGTTACAGGCTGGACATATAGCGGATACATTTCCACTCTTTCCTTCAAGCGGTGCTTCGTATGTCTGTTTATCCGTTGTACAGTAAATTTTCATTATCCAAAAATCCAGTCTTGTTTTTCTTTATTCCAATGATACATATTTCCCGGACACGGTCTGGTTCCTTTCGGTATCGGTATGCACTTGTTAAACATTCTTATACCGTTTATATAACTTTCGTTATATCCAAGTTCATCTGGTTGTGATAACTTAGTGGATGCCCCAGTTGGTGCATACAAACCATCGTAATTTTTTGAAGTTGAATATTCAAACATTATTTTGGCAAATTCTAAATCTCCTTTTGTTTCTTTTATAAACGAGACAACCAAATTCTTTAATCCGGTTTCTTTATATGATTGCCTTTTTTCGGATTTGTATTTTAACCATTCAAGTATAATTTCTTTAAATCCTAACGGTACTTCTATTTTATATTTTTCTACTACTTTATTATATATAATTTCATTTATATTTACATCTTCAGGTAGGTTATGTTTAGGTTTGCCATTAGGTTTGCCTAATGGTTTTTCTTTTTTAGGTGGCCTACCACCAAGTTTTCCATTGTTTACGCGGCTTTCACAAAATCTATCTCTTTTTTTAATTTCAATTTCCACCCGTTCATTATAAAAAAGTCCGTTCTCATCTGTTTTAAACTTTAACCTAAGCATATCCGAGATAGAACCTACCAATAACCTAATGGTTTCTTCGCTCAAGCGACCATTCTGATGCTGGTAACAAAGTAGTGTTATATATTTTCCTCTATCCTCAAAAGACATGGTAAGGGTTCCTACCAAAAAGTCTGAACTGTAAAATAGAAATGCAGGATCTTTCATAGCATTTTGTTTATAGCAATATCCACGTCAATAATAGACTTTCTTCTTTTTAACACAGAGAACGCTATCAAATGGGCAATTTTTGTTAATTCTGAATGAGCAAAACCGTGACAATCAGAACAGAGTGTTACCAGAACCTCATCATCATATTCCCAAGGAGCTATATTTGGCATATAAAATAAATGGTGAACAGTTAATTCCTTGGAGTCACTCATGCACAAGCAACACCTAAACCCGTCCCTTTGCATAATTTCAAGCCTTTTCTTTTGCCATAAAGGGTGTTTAAGTAAGTCGGCATACTCTTGTTTCCTATTTGCCATACTCGTATATATAAGAACCCCCGAAATACAACAAAACCTGAACGGTGGGAACCCTTAAGAGGCACCGAACAGGAATTGAAGTAAATCGGGGGTAAAATAAATCACTTTCCATAATCCTCAAAAATTAAGTCGGGTTCCATACGACAGCACAAATATACTTATTATTTCTGAAACAACAATGGGGTGAGAATTATTTTTTCAAAGCATCAAGTTCTTCTTTCAGCCGGAGCAAAAAACTCTCCTCTCCGTCATCGTCAGATAAAAACCAGTCCACCCTATGGGCATAGATTGAAGCCACTTTTAATGCCGTTACAGCGTCTTTCATGGCCTGCTCTATCTCCGTTGGATACTTTGGGTAAAACTTATCCTCATAGCCCCATAATAAATGCTCTGGAATTTCTTTCCCTTGTTTTTCTAACTCTCTTTCAATGCTGTCCGCTATTTCTGAAATGGCGTATTGCTTGTAATCGAAATGTCCTCCGCTCATAACTACTTTTTTAATTTGTTAAAGGTGCTGAGTTTAGGTCTTTGACTATCCTCATTTCGGTTCATAATTTGCTCGACCATGCGCAACATCTGTTATTTTATTTCTACCGCTTCTCCGGATTCGATAAGTCCGAAAATATCGTAGTGATTTTTCAAATACGGTTGTATTTCCACAAAACGGTTCAGCGCTAATATTTGCATGCGATCTATGTATGGCAACGGTTTCAGCACCAATTTAAACCGATCAGGGCATGAATTAACCGTGTCAGAACAGCAGATACTCCCATTGTCGAAGATTGCCATTACCGTACCGATGACGTACTTCCGGCACTTCGAGTTGTTTACTTCCTGAAATCTGGCCTTTACTCCGTAGGGGAAATAGGCCGCTAAGTGTTCGAGTTTCATGGTCTGTTACTGTATTTCACATCGAACATCTCAATGAATATAAAGCCGTCCTCATACATTACAGTAGTGGGGTTTTGCACCCCGTTAAATTTCTTCCAGTTCTGGACGGCGCATCTTATCCTATGAATATCGCGGTACTCTCCCGTAGATTCTATTGCAATCTTCTCACCGGGGTTAAGCCTTTCAAAATGATACTTGCTTGCTGGCATGATAATAAGTATTAGTAAATAAATTGTTCTCTTAAAAATCCCCGTCTTTCCGGGGTGTCAGATTGTGTGGCCGTCCAACGGATATATGGAATCGAACCATCCTCCTCCTCACCAAACCTCAATCAACGAGCCGAATCGAACGGCCTTCGAGCTGAAACGAGGACTTGAACCCCGAACCTGATGTTTACGGAACATCTGCTCTACCATTGAGCTATTCCAGCGTTTTCCATCCGCCGATATGGTAGTCGGAAACTCGGAGGGTGTGTGTTGATCACGATGTAAAGATAATACAAATTTATCACATACAACGCCTCGTGCCGAAAAATAATTTCACATCCTGAAAAGTAATCCAGATACTCTCTTTGCGTTCAGTTATGCAGAGAATTCTGTTGCTACCATCTGGACAATCTTCTTCTCCATATTGGATTATTTCAAGTTTCTCACCGGAGAATGTTTCGATTTTATCGAGTAAAACCGGAGGATAAGGGATGATGCGTTTGTTCATATCTTCTCGTATATTCCCTTGTTGTGGTCGATTACCCGATACCCAAAATTCTTAGGATCGCTTGCCCTGAACTTCCGCAAGTGGCGCAAGATAGTTCCATCGTGTGACTGGCAGTATTTCTTTCTTGCGAAAAATATTCCTGCTTTTGGCTCACCTGTGAATATTGGTGTCCGATGCACCTCTTTCACGAAGTCCGTAGAGTAGAAAATCTTTGGCATCTTCGGAAATGCCTTTCTGATGGCGTTTACCATGATCGCTTCTGTGTTCATAATAATTGGATTAGGTTATTACTAATTGCACCAAGAAATGCTATTGCAAATACTCCGGACAAAACGAGGGCAATAAAATACCATTTCCTCTGATTGTCAGAATCCGTTTTTACCATAAGGAGAAACGAGACAATGGAGACGACAATGAGGCAAACGAAGATAATTCCTAAAGTGAGTAAGTTCATAATGGTTTATTTAAGTGATTGATAATGAGTAGATCAAAATGGCAGATCCGAATCCGTTGTATTTGGCACTCCGAGATTATCGGGTTTCGGTGGTTGCGATATGGGCGTTTGCGCGGCTTGGCTCTCCCTCTCTTTGAAGATAAACTCCTTGCCCTTTCCGAGGTACACTTTTGTCGCCTTGTTATCGCGCTCCTCCTTTGATTGCCTCTGGTAGGATGTATGCGTGTTACCGTAATTATCCGGTTGTTTGAGTGTGTCAATGGTGATGTCTAAATAATGGTTGCCATCCCTGCCCTCTTTCCATCCTGTGATTTTTTCTTGGCAAATTGAAATATTAATCATTTTGAGTTTGTTATTGGTTAAAGATTTTCTTGTCTGTAATCTTTTCACGGCTCGCCTCAAGAAAGCATATCATGCGTTCGCAAATATCCTTTAATATTTGCTCTGACTTTGCATAATTGAATAGATACCCCTCTCGGTAGGTAACTGAAAAGTCGGTGATAATATATTCAAAAAAGTCCACCTTGCATCCCATCTGCGTTAGGCATAGCGGGTAAACGTGCCTCTGATAGCCGTGTGTATATTTTGGGAACTCATAGCGTCCTGTTGTCTTAACATCATACACCATGTTTTGCTTTACAGCATCAGCATACCCATACAGATTCACAATTCCTGATGGTGTGCTTATAACCCCATCGCACGCCACTTGTACCATTCCACCAGATAAATATTCAACAAATTCATCAACAATAAATGACGAGAATGGAAACGAATACCCTATTCCCGCCTTGCTGGTAAACGGTTTCACTATCTGTTGCATAGTGGTATCTGGTCGCGTTCCAGTCTTAATGAACCCATCGAGAACCTCATTAAATGCCGTCCCCCTGTCGGCTGGCTCCGATTCAAAAGGGACGCGGTTAATTCCGTCAATAAGCTCCTTTTGTATATCGTCCTCCGACTTCCCAAACGCCATAAGACGTTCAGGAAACAGATAGTCGTGGAACTTATCCAATAAGGTTGGATATATGTTATATCTATTCATAGCGTCTGGCCTTGTTGAGTTTCAGCCCAAGTCCTTTTGTTTTTTCTACCATCATCATGGATGCCTGTAACTTAGAATCCCATATAAATCCATCGAATCCTGACACCCATTCGATGAACTCATTAGCCGACGCACCGTCTGTAATTTCATCTACCTTTGAGCGTATAAGGTCGATTAGCACCTCGTATTCTCCAGCCATCTCCTTGCGTTTTTCTAACGATGCGGCGTATGCGGAGAATATCCCACTCATAAAGACGTTTTTACCTATGGACATACCAGTAGTATCTAATATCACTGGTACTTCTATCTTCTCCGGTAGGTTACAGGTATTCTTTGCGTAGAACTTCTCACAAGGATCGAAACTTATGGTGCGTTTTTTCCCGATGGCTTCCATATATCCAACAAGGTCTAACTCTTTGATAAGATCGCCACCGGATGAGCCTCCTATCTCCGGGCGGATAAAACGTGTCTCTCCATCCTTTTCTTCCTTTTCGTGGGCAACAAATATAACGTGCTTACCCATGATGGATAACAGTTTCAGGATGCGCACAAACTCGCACTTTCTGGCTCCATATCCTTGTAGTGATAATGCACCGTCTTTACGTCCCATCTTAGGCTCTTTCTCGATGATGTAGTTACCCATGTAATCCAACATCTTTCCAACGGTATCGACCACAATCGTTTTATACGGAGTTAGATCTTCCTGCAATACATCTAAAAATTGCTGGTAGCTTTCAACCTGTAATGTATCGCATTGGTGGGCAGTATTAATACGGTGTACGCCTCCATCGAAGTCTAATAATAATGGCATGGGCGTTGATAGGGCGATAGTAGATTTCCCAAGCCCCGGCTGTCCGTAAACGAGTGCTTTAATGTTTGCGCTTGTTGTTAATTGTGATGGTTTCCTAATGAGTGTCATAATGTTTAATTAAAATTGTTAATAAAAAGTTGTTCGTTAAAATCGGGGTTTTTCACTAAGTCCCCGTCAAGATATGTTTCTGCGATAGAAGCGGAGTGCAAATACCAGTCAAAATAGATTATTTTCTCCGTCCCAAAGGCATGACCAAATGAATCATCTTTGCGTTCTGACTTAAAATAGCAGTCAATCTCAAACTCATGGCCTTTAACATTGTCGGCGTACAATCCAACCGCCAAACCATCTTCTATGTCTGCTGTGGGGTGGAATTTGGCATCATAGTCTGCCCGTGCCTGATACGCCATCTCTTTTATATCGTCCTCGGTGAGGACTAATCCGGTGTCCTTTAGTGTGTTCATCGCTTTGTGTATTGTCCTTTGTCGTTTCTGACTCTGGTGAGTTTTTCGATTTGTTCGATATATCCTACACACATTCTCTCAAGGTCTTTCACCTTTTGATTGGAGAGCGTAAACTGTTTATGTGCCTCCGATAACCGATTCTCGTAAGAAGCGATATACCGCGCATAACCTTTGCGGTCTTCTTTTATTTGTGTTTCCAATTTTTCAGCCAATTGGGTGATGCGTATAATTTCACTGTCTCTGGACAATATTTCGCGTTCACATAAAATTTTAGTGTTTTCCAGTTCCAGCAGTCTGGATGCCGTAATTATCTTAAACATAGCCAAAAAATTAAGGTTTGAGTTTTTCTTCTTCGATGCCAACGATGTCGGAGATAATTTTTCTCCGTAATGGATCAGGGCATCCCCTGTAAATCCATCCGTTCACGGTGTGTACGGAGGAATGTGTCTGCCGGGCAATCTCTAAAATCGCGTCCAACCGTTCCTCTTTTTCAAGGGAACGGATATAAACGGCTAAGGGGGTGTTCTTCATATCAAAAAAATTAAGTGGTTAAAATAACGTGAATACAATTTGAACAAGAATGTACAGCCAGCAAAAAGTCAGGCCGACCGTACCGGAGATAAAACCAACCCTGCGTTCGATGGTAAAAATGTGCTTCCACATATCGATAAGAAGCAGGCCGGAAAAAAGAAAAAAGAGAAATCCTAACAGA